CTAGAATTTGAACCGCAGTTTGGACATTTTACACTAGTCTCATACGCATTTCCATAACCTGATGATCTAGCAGCGATTATAATTGCATTTCTATCACCGGTAAGCAAGGAAGAAGGTTTAATTTTTTTGTCTACTATAACATTTTCAATAAATCTTTCAATTGCTATTCCTTTCTTTAGCAATGCTTCAGAGGAAAGGATATCTTCATCTTTAGCAGTCATATAGAATATTTCTATTGTTTCTTTTCCATGCAAAGGGTGACCCTGAGGATATGCACCGCCTGAAGGTAGCGCAACAAACTCTGAAGGTGCAACAAATTTTAATCCCTTTTCAGATTGAATGGGTGCCTCGCCCCCATCACTTTTAGCGCCGAAGCGATCTTGATTGTTTCTCATTTTTACCTCTATTGTGTTAATTCTGCTGTATCATAAGCTACAGTTATCGTTATTTCTGAAAGTTCCTCGCTATCATATGACAGTTCAGAAAACTCTACATTTGTTATAAACGGATTTATTAGGGTCCACTTTTCTAGTACATTACCATCAGCGTCTAGCTGTTCAATAACATATTGTGAAGATGAGGATACTTTAGCTATCCCATCAGTACCACCAAAAGAATATCCTGACTTTACAAGATAATCATAAAATTTATAAGATCTAGTTGGCCCTCTTAAATCATTTAAATTTTTGTTATCAATAATTTTTATTGTTACATCTTTCCAAGTAGCGATCCCTGGATATCTAAATTTATGATTGATTAATTGATATTCTTCTTTTGAAATTTCAAAAGATGGCTTGGTTGCTGTCTTTGCCCACCACCAATAACCAAGATCATCAGGGCTGCCCGGTTGTGACGGGTCAACACCTGATTCTTGAATTCTAAACCTAAAAGGTCTTAGCGGCTCAATAATGTCTGATTTATCTGCCCAAAAAGCCATTCACACCTCTATATTATGTACCTGGATATCCATCAGGCGGCTTGATAACTGTCCCGGCAACTGCAACAGGATCGAAATCACTTACAACAACTCCAGTAGCAGGATCAATCTTTTGACATGTAGCCCAATCATATTTCATTTTCATATCAATTTCACGAATGTCATCGCCTTCGTATACAAACTCTCCAAATTCTACACCGGTCAAGAATGGATTAGATAGTGTCCATTTTTCAATAGGTCCACCGTCTGCTGTGAGCTGTGTAATAACGACACCCTGAAGTTTTGCACCAAGTGCAGACTTTTTCTTAGACATTGTTGCGTAAGAACCATCTGGTCCGGCTGGTACAAGATATCCAGAGTTAGACAAAATATTGTGCGTGGCAAAAACAGCGTCAGGAGATACGGGGTCTACCATCTTTACACTAATTTCATTCCACTCCACATGTCCGGGAAAGTGATATTGATTATCTAGAAATTTGTGCGTTACAGAGGTAACGGTATATGATGGAATGGTAGCTGACTTTGCGTACCAAACAACGCTAGTAGTAGCATCTGGTAAATCTCCAAAGGCAATTATTTCTACTGTAAACCTATATTTTCTTTTAGGTTCTATAATTTGTGATTTTTCACTCCAAAAAGTTGGCATTATTAAGTTCTCCTATTTATACTTAACTAGTTTACAACTAGAATTCTACGCCTGTTCTAGTGACAATAAAGTCGATTACAATGTACTCAATAGCTTTTGCTGGTTTTACAAAAACTTTTGCATAAAGAATGTTTCTATCAATAAGATCCTCTGTAGTTGTTGAAGTGTCCAAAACTAGCTTGTAATCTGAAACACCAAATCTAGCTTGTACACTAGCAAGAAGAGGATCAGCTTGCGCCAAGAATCTGTTCCAGGTGGCTTGAACATTTTGATCAAATAGTATGGTATCTGCGATGCCTCCAATCTTCTTCTTTAAGAAAATCATAAGTCGACGAACATTAATTCTATCAAGCGCTGATGGAACTTGTTGCAAAGTCTTCTGTCCAAATATTACAATCTCTCCGATAGCAGGGAATCTAGCAATTGGATTAATTCTTTCTTGATACAGTTCATCTCTGTTCTTTTTAGAAAGAGTTTTTAAGGTACCAATGATTCTAGGACCAGAATTACCACCGAGAATTCCAAGGCCACCACGATTAAATCCGGCAGGGGCAAACCAAGGACCAGCAGAATTTGCTTCTGAAAATGCCATTGCACCAATTGCACCAACTGATGGAGGAACAACCAATACTTCATTTCGACCAGACAAAGTGTCCCGAAGCTTTAAGCGTGGGAAATATGCTGCTGCGTAGGACGAATTGATGTCACGATCTTGCATGTTAGAAATAGCAGTATTAACTTCACCACCAGTTCTAGTGCCGCTATTTTCAAAAGTATCTTTAAAATTATCATCAGGGTCAATAACAACAAGAGCATCTCCTCTCTCTTCAACTTTACGAATAAGTTTATTTTGTAGTCCACTATTTGTCATACCAGGAATAGAAACGACATCGTACCTTACAGACTCACTGTCTGCGGCAATGTCAATTGCTTTTTCAATTGAATAATGTGCGTAGTGTCCTTTGCTGCTAATACCAGCGCTTGACAATACAACTTCACTAGAAAACGGATCAACAAAAGTTATATCAAGACCATCGTATCCACCAAATAGGGGCACATTAAATTGCTTTACACCACCAGTCAAGAAATTACCAGTACCATATTTACCAGTTTCTGAGGATCCATCAGCCAAAGAACCAGATTTCCAGTAATAAAGGCCGCTGCTTGAATCTTCAACAATTTCGTCTAGTGTAAAGAAGAAACTAGTTTCTGTTCCGTTCGCAGTACTATGAACATCATAAGTCGCTGGCAATGTTCTTTGCAGATCTTTATAATCATCACTTTGATATACAATTTTGTTACTGGTAGATGTATTTTTAAATACATGTCTTACACCAAAATAATCTGTACTGTTATAGTTTCCACCCATTTTAGAATTTTGCTCGGTTAGACGAAATGAAGGGAACACAAATGAACCAGAAAACCCTACTGGCATTTTTGCAAAAAGATCAGAATCTCCTGAAGTTCCATAAATATAATCATTACCTTTAACAAAAGGATATGCGTAATCATCACCATCTTCTCCCGCTACAACAGCCGCAATTGTTATGCGACCAAAAGCATCGGGTCCTTTTGCGACTTGTACGTTAAAATGAGGCCCACTGTTATCAGCAACGATTGTAACAACACCAGTTGATGTTTCAGAAGCATTGTAGCCATCGATTGAATTTATTAGTGCAGCAACTGCCTGTGCGGTTAGGGTAGCGCTGTTCGTAGTGCTAACCTTAATTGTAGCAGCTCCAGAAGTAAACTCTGTTGGAGCTGCACCTGACCCCGCTGCAAAATTAATTACAAAGTCTCCCAAGTCTGGGTGGGTAAAGGTTATTCTATCAGAATTTGCTAAACCATCAGAGAAAGTAATTGTTCTTGAAGATTTTGTACCAGTATGGTTTATAACATCTCCGAATGCTTGCACTCCATCAGAGCCGTATGACAAGGAAAAGTTTTTAGGCTTCGCGGGACCATAAAATCCAAATGGCAAAGCATAGTCATCAACAAGACCGGCTCTCCACGCAGGAGACATTTCAATACGAATATAGTTTGATTTATTTGGATAATCACCAGTAATATTGAAAATTTTATTAGTTGTATCCCAAGAGCGGTCTTGATCACCAATAATTTTAAGAATAAAATTCTCAGACGCTTCGTCTAGGTTTACATTTGAAAATCTTTCAACTACATTCCCAACCTTGTCTACAACTGATAAAGAGAAAGAGGAATTAGGTACAGTATTTGTCCCAAGCCTTAGATCCGATATGGTGATAGCATAATCATTCATTATTGATTCACCCTCGTGAAGCGCTACAACACGAAACAATTTTGTTGACTGATCAGCACCCCAGTTTGAAGGAGCGTTTGTAGGATCAGCATGTCTAGAAATAATCCAGCCTGTTTTAGCAGCGGTTGCCTCTTTTCTACGTTCAAGCCAGTGATTATCAGAGGAATCTACGAGAGGTAAAAGCATACCATATTGCTTTCCGGCGGTTCCTGAAACTGCTGTAACATACTGCTGAACAGACTGTTCAAAAGTTTCACCTAGAAAATACTTTTCTGTTGTTGAAAAGCTAGTGGTTTCAATTCTTTGTGGATTAGTATTTAGAACATTTCTAATGTAGCCTTCTTTCTTAGTAGAGTCCAGATGAAATGTGAAAGATTCATCTGGTGTAGCTGTGCTTGAATTCCAAAGGTCTAACTTAAAAGTATTCGGTTGTCCACTTGCTTGTGATTCAATAAGTTGAGCTACAGAAGAAGTAGTAGCTTGAGAGTCAGCAGCCGTTCCCTTAAGAGTCAATGCAGCTCCCTTTGTATAAATAACAGCCGCCAATGAACCAGTAAGTTCAGGGTTTCCAACATTTCCGGAAGGAATAATGAAAAGACCATAAGCCATAGTAATAGAACTAGGAGTGGTTGTGTGGGTACCGCCACCACCAAGGTTCCAACCAGCTTGTGTATCTGAATTTTCTGAGAGGGGATCGTTTTCGCCAAGAAGTCTGATAAAAGTTACAGGAGAAATCTCTGCGGCTAAGTGAGCTTGTGCTGCATACGCTGCGTAAGTTGGACCATATCTATTTCCACTTCTCCAAATATCCACTCCGTTTCCTGGTTTACCAGATTGTGGAAGACCAAATACTTCGATAAAGCTATCTAGGTCTTTTACCTTTACGGGCTTTAAAGCTGGCCCTTTAAGTGTTCTACCGATAAGAAGGATGCCATCTTCAGTGGTCTCTACCGGGACTTGACTTTGGTCAATTTCGTTAATTTGCACTCCAGGCGAGACAAAATCAAATTTTTTAGCCATTTAAAATTCTCCTATATAAATGTGTTCAGAGTAAATAGTATGATAAAAGTCTAAACTACTAGTCTCTATATTTGTTGTTTTTCTTTTTCCAAGGAATTTTATCCCCAGATATGACTCTTTCTCGCGAAATTTTTATCTCTACTACTGTTTCTCTTTTTGTTAATTTTGGCTTATCTCTATTAGGACCTTCACCAGTTAAATATGCCAACACCTTTATAAGCACTTTTGTTTCAAACATCCTTTCGTCTTCTGCTAAGTTTGTTGAGTTTTGATTTTCATTAAAAGTAGAATCTATAAACGCTTCATATCTATGATTATCAATTATATAAAAAAATGAATTACTGGGCGAGTTGCCTCTTAGTTTTATAAATGGAGCTAACAAATCATTCATTTGCTGTTCATACTCTGTTCTTATTGTTAGGGTGTACGATACATTCATGTATACTGGTGTTGGAATAAAATATTCATCATATACAATTTTTTTATTTTTAAATTTACCAGTTTCGTCTCCATTTTTTAGCTTTTTAGCCTTATCTTTGTTCGCAAAGTTTCTTGTTTTTTCATGGTTTATAACTCTAGCTATTTTAAATAAGGAGCCTCCCTTATAATCAACTGACTCTAAAAGATTTGGCTTGACAGGCCCTTGAAAACCAGTATCTAATTCAAAGGTCTCTCTGTTTATCGACATGAGAGGTAATTTTAGTTTCCCAACACTATCACGTAGCTCTTTATTGTGTTTTATTTGATATGAACGCTCTGCTCCAAGCCATATAACTGGAACTTTTTGATATCCTTTGTTGGTTTTTGTGTGCAAATCTAAGTTTTCATTGACGAACCTAAACAAGCCCGTATCTATTGTCTCTAAAGAGGAAATTTGTAGTGCCAATTCATTATTGATTGTTTGCATTTTGTTTTACTCCGCGTTAAATAGACCATCTCTGGCTCTTATACATTCAGCATGTATTTCAAATCGATGCTCTGGTTGTCCAAAAAGCAGTTTTGGTTCTATAATTTTTACAATTTCATAAAAAACTTCACCATATCTCACAAAATCACCTTCGCGAACAAATAAATCTTGATCCTCTATTAGCCTCCTTTTATGAAACATAACTTTAATTTTTGTTAATTTATCTAAGCTTATATTTTCTAAAAAAGCCGTCTCAATACCTTGAAATTCTACTAAAGCATGCACTCTAACTGGTGGCATAAAAGTTTTTTCTATTGCCTCTCCGTATAAAGGATGAAAATTTGTACGATCATAATCAATTGGAAAGTATAAAACTTGCTGCCCTATAACTCTTTCAATTACTTCATCGTTCACCTGTTTAACAAGATCCCTCTCCTTCTTGCCTAAAAACATTGGAGGTGGAGGTGCACCTGGCTTTTTCCATCTATTATCTTCTGACACGGATTTTTACCCTCCTCTTATTTTCTGTAATATTATTTTTTGCTTGTAGCTTATCGGCAAGATATTGTTTTAGTTGTTCTAATATTCTTTCATTTAAATCATCAATGCTAGCGTTATTTTTCAAATAATTGCCTGTTTTATCTAAAATTTCTTGAGAGTAGTCGTTATACATACTAACACCTGCTCTAATGTCTATATCATCATAATCGTCTAGATCCTCAGCTTTCAATTCTTTAAAATTACCATCATACATTATAACAATATTTGGGTCTTTTTCTTTATTCCAAGTGTTCTGATTCAATGCTAACTTTCCGGAAACTTCATCACTGCTCATTACTATATTCAAAAAATCAGCCATATGCTTATAGGCCGCTTGTTTCATATTCTCCGGAATTTTTTCTTTAATTTCAGAAAGTTCTAAAGTAGTGTAGTCTTCAAAAGAAATAAAATCTAAATATTCTCCGCCAAAAAAATCATTTTCACCAGTTTCTTCTTCAGCAACATTCCACCAAGAATCATCTCTAAGGTCATACTTTTCTACAATATTTTTTACTTTGTTTCTTTCTGTTGGTAAAATTCCGTACTCTTCTAATATAAATTCTACCAATTGAATGGGGCCATCATCATAATAATAATCAAATGCATCCATTTTTTTCATAATACTAGGTAAATTTTCTTCTAGTCCATACAAGTTCATTACTTCGATATTAAGCTTATCACCCAATTCGCTTCCGTCATAAACTAGTTGAATTCTAAATGTGTCTTGATCAACTTTAGATATAAAGACATTATCAGATTGCGGAAATCCATAATAATCTGGAAAATAGCTGTCGACAGCGGCCGTAACAGCATTACGTATATCACGTATATCAGCAGTGGTTGGAATTTTCATATCAAATGATACAAACAAGCTCCATCGATAAAACACGCTACCATCGTAATCTTCATCAACATCCCAGTCAAATCTAATAAAACCACCGGTATATTCATCAAATATCTCATTTAGTCTCTGTTTAGTTATTTCGGCTGCATTCTGTCCAATTGATGCTAGCAATGCCTCTTCAACATCTGGTTCGTATCGCACAGATCGTCCGTGAAATTCTACATCTTTTGAAACCCTTCGGAATAACTTTGGAATAGTATCAACGATAGAATATCCTGTATCTTGATAACTTCCACCATATCTTGTAAATCCGTTCATTTGAACATGTCCTTCGCCATAAATCTTACCAGCAGCTTTGATAATATCATTAATCTCTTGTTTTTGAGTGGTTGCCATTTTTCTTCCAACGGCATCAATAAATCCAGGGACCTTTGGGCCATAAATCTTTCCTTGTGGAACTGCAATTCTAATGGGCTCTTCGGCATCGGGTCCACTATGGTATGTAACATGTTTTATTCTAATTCTAGATGTAGGGACTAATTCACCAGCACTAGGTCTTTTTTCATCGTAAAAAATTTCTTCATCATTAACTTTGTCTAATGACTCTTGCGTAGGCGGAAACATTTTAAAGTTTTTAGCTGGAACGATATATGCAATCATACCGTTTCCAAAAGCTTCTGATAAGGCACACTTATTATATTCATCAAAAGACACATCTCCTTTTTCACTTGGAAGAGAGTGGCAAGATTGAATACCTTGGTGATCAGACATTCTGAATACATCAACAGGGTGGCGAGAATATATAATATAATTTTTTTGAACATACTGATCCATGTTGTTTATAAGATCGTCAAAAGAATCAGATGCATACTTTGCAAAATTTTGAAAACTTTCGAAATTAATATTCATACTTTTAAAGTAATCTTTTGGGTTACTGGACGTGGTTATTCCGATCCAATAATTTTGATTATCGTAAAGCTTCATTATTTTTCTATATTCATTAGCCGTAACTTTTACAACAGGGTCTAATATTCTAGGTGGTACATTATATTTTACATCAGCGGGAAGTTTATCTAATTTACCTTGTTTTTTGGCATATGCATATCTTTTAGCTGCTTCAAAAACTTCTGCTGCTGATTCTTTGTCTAGTTTGTCTCTGCTATTATTAACAAAATTTATGATTCCACTCAAAACTTTCGGTAGATTAAGTTTGATTGTTTTTCTAGAAATACCTTGTTTTCCTCTCCCATCAATATAGTGAGTAACCTTTGTCTTTGAGCAAAGAATTTTTCCATCTTTTGGAGATCCAACTTGCCATCCCATATTTTCAAGAGCTTTCATGGCAACACCAAATGAAGATGTTTCATCTAACGAATCTAAGGGTTCAATAATTCTGTAAGAGTCACCAAAAATATTAGCGAAAGGCATTTCATCAATTGGTATATTTAAAGCATCTTCTAAATATTCAATCTCTTGCTCTGTTGCTTCGTTTATTTCTTGCTCTGTTAAAAATTTATTCCAGCTTTCTAATATTAATTTCATTTTTTATCCTACAAATATTCCATTTGGTACATCATTCATGATAGTTTTCGCACCCTCCGCCATTTCTTTATCAGATGCAATAAGCTTAGGATACGTCATTTCGTCAAGTTGAGTCTTTAATTCTTCGCGTAACTTGTCTTGCTCCTCTTTAGCCTGCCCAAGCAAATCGGACGCGTTTAAAGTCACATTTTCACCAGGAATCGGTATATTTCCACCAAATTTTCCACGTACCTGACCTAAAGTTTCTTTTGAAAGAGCGAGAGCAAATCTCCTAATCCATTGCTTACCAATTGAGTTAATATTCTCGTAAGGTATATTTTCAAATGGAAGCGTGTTCATATTGTTTATGCCATGCTGTCCTGATTCTTTATCGTCTTCCCAAACTTGCTCATCATCTACCGTGAATCTAAACCAAAATTTATCAGGAGAGACATTATCAGGTATCGGATAGATTCTCAAATTATTATCAATAATTTCATAACTATAATGTGATGTCCTTGTGTACAGATGGTCTTCATATGAAATAGCTTGTATCTTATTTTGCCATGCTGGTATAACTTGAAAAGTAGAATCATCAGCATACTGTCCGTATGTGTGGGCATCCCCAACTACATTAAGACCTCCATAGTATCCAAAGAACCTCCACATTTGACGAGGGGTTACATAAAAAACATCTCTAATTTTTATTCTTTTTTCTCCAACTTTATTATAAAAAGGATTATTAGAGTCATCTGCTGCCGTCTCTACAATTGCCTGTAAGTCATAATCTTGTTGTCCATTAACAGTATCTAAAGAAGCAGAATAAATTGTTCTTGTACCTCCAATACCAGCTTCGGTTGCAAACCCTTCTCCTATTCTAAAAGAAGTTTCGAAAGAAAACCTTGGATATCTTAACTCTATATTTGATCCACTTAACGAGTGACCCACATCTATTAGACCTTGGTGGTTGAAAGAGCCTGTTGCTCCTCCCAAAGCAGACCCTACAATATTTTTTGATTGATGTATGTTTACAATATAAGAATATTCTAAAACAGCTTCTTCATAATTTGCATAAACATTTTCTTCCTTAAGTTCAATATCTAATATATCTCCGCCCAATTTCTTATATGTATAAGCGACCTGTGCTGCGGCACCAGCTAAAAACTCAACTGATCCGGTATACGCACCGATTGGGCAAGCTTCTGCTACGTTGGCGGCTGTTCCAGTTATTGGTAATATAATTGCTGATGTTTGAGATGTTGGCGTTAAAGTTGGTAGTGACATTCACGATCCTCCGTGTCATACCTAAATAGTTTACATAAAGAGAAAGCCTCTATTCAGAGGCTTTGGTTTCTTGTGCTGCTTTCTTTTTCTTTTCAGCGGCTTCTTTCTTTTTGCGAGCGGCTTCGGCTTTCCTTTTCTTTTCTGCTTCGGCTTTTTTCTTTGCCTCTTCAATCAAGCGTTGTTTTTCGGCTTCCGCTTCTTGCTTTGCTTTTTCGATTGCTTCTCGCTTATCGATCTCGGCTTGAACTTCCTTTTCAATTCCAAAACGACGAGCAACCTCAAGAGAGGGGACCTCTCCCAAGATGCTCATTTGTTTAAGAATGGTTCTCGCTCGTTTATTGCGTTTTCCCATTAGTCACCTCTATTATGAAATTGTAATACCAGCAGCAAGAGCAGCGTGTCCCAAAACTTGCCAGTTAGTACCATCACACAAAATTTCAATCTGAGTTCCTTTATTAGCAGCATCAGCAATTACGATATCGTCACCGTTCATAACAGCAGGTGTGGCACTAGATTCAACACCCATCATTGGTGAACTGCCATCAGCAGCAGCAGCAGAAATGGTAATATCTTGTCCACCACTGGCGGCGCCAGTTTTGATAACTTTACACCACCAGCCTTCTCCAGCATTGTCTATTTCAGGCAAAGTTAAAGTCACAGCAGCATCGCCAACAGCTAAAAATACAGTTCCACAATCGTGAACTTCAACAGTTTTTGAAGCAGTAACGCTTTCAATTTTTTTTCTATCAGCAGAATATCTTCCAAGTTTAGCCATAATATATATCTCCTTAAGTTTAATTATGAAATTTGGGCTTCTGCCCATTCAGTAGTAAGTAGTCTTTACAAATAGAAAAAACCCCCAACCAAAATAAATTGGAAGGGGGAATTTTTTTGGATTTAATCAGTTAAGATTAGAATCCTCCAGACTCACCAAGAAGTCCTCGGCAAATAACGAGACCGTACATATCAGGACGAACCATTTTCTTCGCATAGCGAGTCATGACCGCCTTACGTGGTACGAAATCTTCTGGTCCGAAGATTGTAGGTGTAGTTTGGAGCGGTACATACGGAGCATATACATATCCAGACTCAAGGAAACTGTTTCCTTTACGTCCTACAAGGATCACGTTACGTGGGAAGTAAGGATCAACGATAACGTCAAACTTACGACTAAGAGATCCAACGTTGACAGCGCCAATAGAACCCTTGTCAGCATCAGCAGTTACGTTTGCACGGAAGCCACTAGTGAATTCAAGAATGTTAGCTACTTCAGGAGAGCAGATAATATAATTTGCTCCACCGCGAAGTGTCTTACGGTGAATTTGAGCAGAAACATCATTGATGGTTTCAATGAGAGTTTCATACCATTCAGATACTGTTCCAGTAAAGTCGGGAGCAGCAGCAGTTGCACCAAGTTCAGCACCAGTTACTTTGTTAACAAAGAGTCCTGGAGAACGAGACCAGTAGTAAGTAGCTGCAGTCGCGCCGTTTACAAGATCAGCAAGGATCTCACGATCAATTTCAAGAGCAATTTGCTCAGAAAGAATAGAAGTCAATTCAACTTCAGCATCAAGATTGTGATAAGCATTCAAGTCTTGACCAAGCTCAGGAGTCCACTTAGCTTTAAGCTTCTTGGACTGAGCGGTGATCGCGATTGAATCAACCTTGATGTCGATTTCAGGAATATCCTGCTCTCCTTCCATTTGTAGAGTAAACGCATTAAGAGCACCTGCTCCTGGACCGGAACCAACTGCATCAGTAGCAACAGCATCTTTAACTGGATATTGAAGCTTATCTGCATCTAGTGCGGCACCAGCAACAGCAGCACTATCGGTTTCTGAAGAAATATCACTTCCTTTGTCAATTACAAGAACCAATCGAACAGCTTTTGCTTGGCCTGTAATACCTGATTGAAAGGGTGCTCCACGACTATCAGAAGAAACACGTTGCGTCAAGCGACGAATCTGAGAAACCTCAGCAATGGCGATACCACTCAAACTACCATGAGCATTCAAAGCAGATTGAAGGTCATTACCAGAAGTAGTTCCTTCGACAGGATCTGTAAGAGCAAAAGCAGCTAGATTTTCAAAATCTGCATTTGTAAAGTGATCTTCGGCAACGTCAATAATAACACAGCCAGCGCTAGTTAGAGCTAGAAGATCTGGATCGTACTTAATAAGTTTTTGACGATCTTCGGAAACTGATCCGTCAAGCTTAAAAACAGAGACAACTGCAAGGTCATCAAGACTGTTAGTAGCCTGAGCATTCAAGGAAGCAGTTGGGGATGCATATCCATAGCCAACCATTTCACGAGGACCAGAAAGGTTACCGCCACGAGCGTCAACAAGGTTAACACCACCAGTGATCTGGGAAGCAACGCGGTCTGTACCATAAATGGATTTTTCTTTAGCATTACCAAGGCGACTGTCTTGTGAAGCAGCTTCTCCAAGATTTGGTGAATATACAAAATCAAGGAAGAAGATAAGTCCACTAGGAAGACTCATTGGTTGTACACTAACAAGTTCGTTAGCGATAAGTCCGGCGAATACACGACGAACGATTGGGAAAGCAACAGCAGCGAAACCTTCAACGTCATTAGCGCTCATAGAGCTAGATTCGCGAAGAAGTTCCTTAGCTTGATTTTCAAGCAAACGAGCCATAGAAGCTTGTTGATGCTCGGTTTGAAGACCTTCAAGTAGACCGGTTTTTCCCCATTTAGAAAGAAGAGCAGCGCCTTCCTTCTTCATATCACGGTTTACGATGCCTTCAGAGAGTGTTTGAATAATAGACATTTTATATAACCTCCAAAGTATATCTATTTGATTCCAGCAAGTTTTTTCATATGTTCAGCAAATGCATGCTGATTATCTTGATCGGCTTGCTTTCGTCGCGGCAAAATTCCAGATAGATTTGATTTTCTTTGAACAGACTCGCTTAGGGTTCTGGGTGCTTTTGTATTTGACCCAGAGGTTACCGTAGCATTTAGAGTCTCACAAAGATTTTTCGCTTCTTCGGGAGTTCTTGCCTTTGCGATGGCTTCAACAATTTTGGTTTTTTGTCGCTCATTCAGGGAGGCATCGCTTAAAGTTTTGTTTGAATAAAGCAATTTTGCATTTGAAAGAAGTGTTTCATTAACTTTCTTTGAAAGTTTTTCCACAACATCTTTGTATTGCTTATTTCTGTGTTTAAATTTTTTAATTGTTTCTTGAAGTTTTTCATTTTCTTTCTTTTCTTCTTCAAGTTCTTCTTCAAGATCAGAGGACTCTTTACGTGCTGCCTCTAGATCTTTTTGATATTGCAATATGGCCTGGTTGGTTTGAAACGTTCCATCTTTTTGTTCAGAAGTATCCACAATTAATTCTTCTTCTATAATTTCACTTTCATCCATTTCATTCATAAGGTCAATAATTTCTTGCACAAGATCATCATTTTCTTCTAGATTCTCTTGCAATCCAAGCCCAGCTAAAACATCACCACCGCCAGCAGGTTCAGCAGCCGGCTCGGCGCCACCTTCTGCCCCAACGTCTCCAGCGGCATCATCATACGATTGCTGTGGCTCTTCCTCAGCATCATAATCTACAATGGAGCCAAAATCTAAAATTTCATTTTCCATTTCTTCCATATCTAAAGTATATTCAACTTCTGAATCGCTATCCTGGAACGCATATGGTAAATCTTCAAAAGGGTCTAACATTTTTTCTTCGGTATCTTCAGGGCTTTTACCAGCCTCTACTTCTTCTTCTTGAAGAAGCTCTTCGCTTAGTTCTGATAGTTCTGATTCTGAAACTACAAAAGGTTTTTCGCCCTCTCTTACAATTGTTGCTTTGCCATTTTCAATTTCCATCAGGCTATATGCTTTTCCTTCATAGGCCACTTTCTTTTTTGGCATAGCTTTGTCATCTTTTTCTAACAAAGATTCAACTGCTTCTTTGATTTGGGGCGCAAACTTTTCAATAAGTGCTTGTTCAGCGTTTTTTAACGCTGCCTCGCGTAACGCTTGAGCGTCTACGATTGCTTGTTCTAACATTGAAGACATTAAAGTTAACTCCTAATAATATGTATCACATGTAAATAGTGAGAAAACAAAGAAAAAGACTATTGACACACAATGTCTTTTTAAGTCTCTGTAAAAACGACTGTAACTAGGGTGTCTGTTGTGCCACCAGATGATCTTCCTACTTTTATCTGTATGAGATCCCCAGCCGAAACAGAAAGGTTGAAATCAAACTCCCCAGAAAAAATCTTTGGATTTGTAGAGCCATCCGGTGTTTTTCTTTGAAAATTATCTCCGGCAACCACCACATCAGTTCCAGAAGCAAAGTTACTTTGATTTTTAAAAGCTGATACGGTAATGTTTCCAAAATTAGCAGTAGTAACATCAGTTCCTTTTGGTGAGATAATAACCGTATCTAGGGTACCATCAAACGGAACAATTATCATGCCTTTGAAATTATTGTTTGCCGTTGGTCCCAAGTTAGCACCCAAATCATATGATACAACTCTAGAAGTCGTTTGAAGGCTCACATAACCCATATATACGGATCTATTTGAAGTGCTGCTTCCACCTCCACCTCCACCTCCGTCAACATCGACAAAAGTGAGCTGTCCACTTCCGTTTGTTTGGAGAACCTGGTCTGCATTTCCATCGGAAGCAGGAAATGTGTAGTTTTGAACTGTCAAATTATTAACAATCGTGGTGTTAGCTGATCCATCAAAAGTGATTGCAGGATTCCCAGAATTGTCACGTATGTCATTTCCTCTAACACGGATGTCTCCATTCACATCAAGTTTGTGCGATGGGTTAACAACATCTACACCAACCTTTGAACCAGATACAACTAGCACCGCTGAACCACTGGTATGAAGCGCAATATAGTCTTCCTCAAAGTCAATTTTTGTATCTCTTTGAGTATCATCTGCTGCTTTAAGATCTCCGATGACTTGAGATCCTTTTGAAAATTTGTATGACATTAATCAATCCTCACTGAAGTCCATAATCTCATGGACGCTTGTTTTATATCTTTATCTAGTAGTTTTGGCTCAATAATTACAACAGATGGCTCTAAATCTTCTTTGATTGTTTGAGCGTAGGTAGATCCACCTATTCTATTAGGCTGTATTGAGCAGCTTGTTGTGTCACATTGTCTTTGTTGTCCGCCAAAGGCTTGGCCAACTTGTCTAGTTGTTTTTTCTCTTGGGGTTACTTTAACAACTCTTGTGTTAGTAGAGGTTGCTTGAGCAACTGGGACTAAATTTTCATCAAATAAAATTAATCTAACTGTAACCTGCTCTTTATTAAAAGTTATATAACTCTCTAAAATATAGTGGCCATTATCATAAGCACACTTTTTAGCATCCTTAGAGTAGTCACAATCAAGCCATGCATATTTTATTGTGTCTTGATTATAAACAAAGACATCCTCATCTATTGTTTCATAACCATACAATCCTTTTTTTTGTATCCACTTAACATCATCAACCGTGTGTCCAAAAACAGATGTTTCATCAAGTTCATATGATATCTCTGTATTGTTAATAATTTTAGTAGGTGATACGTATACTTCAAAATCTTGATGAGACTCAACAGTAATCTCCATCAACGGCTCCCCCGCAGTAGCCAGTGCAAATAAAAATGATAACATTTTTTCTCCCCTCATAATAAATATAAACAAAATAAAAAAGGGCTCAACAAAAGTTGAAGCCCCCAAGAAATAAATCTTGTTATTTTGTATTATACAATAATGAATGTATCTGCGGCAACGTAGTACAAAGTAACAGCAGCACTATCTGATTCCAAAACAATGTTTGCTTCTACACCGTCAATTTCTTGACCTGAGTTAACAGCAATTGTTACAGGATGTGTACCAGAATTTCCATATGCTTTAATAACAAATGATTCCCCGGCAGTCAATCCAGCAGAAGCTGGTAGGGTCCAAGTACGTGGAGCAGACGCTGCGGCACTTGGGGCATTAATACCAACTTCAAGATTCGCATTGCCATCGCCGATTGCGTTAACAGGAGCTACACCAGATCCAATGAAAGTCTTAAGACGAGACATGTCGGTTCTCTTAAGAGTTCCAGCATCACTAATCAAAAGTTCATCAGTAGAAGCAATAGCACCACCGATATCATCAAAACCAGAGATACAGTCATCATTAAGCATTGATGCTTGAACAGCATCGTTTTCAATTGTCAAAGCACCATTAGAAGCAACAGTAGCATCACCCGAAATTTTTGAGAAAGCCAATTCAGCAATCTTAATAACTTGAGTTTGCTTCATTGTACCATCATCGTTATGCATAAAACCATCTGCATCAGCAAGAGCAGTTGTGCCAACTGAAGAACCACCATCTAGAAGAAGGAATTCAGCAGCAGTTACATTAGCATTGCCAATCGCCCCAGCGAGAAGTGGTACGTGACCAGACAAGTCTGGAAGTGTGATTGTACGATCAGCAGAAGGATCAGCAGATGTAAGAGAAATCTCGTTTCCGTCTGGCGTAGAACCTTCAAACTGTACTGAAGAAGTTACAACAAAACCTTGTTGAACCTCAACAGAAGCACCTTGAACTGTCAAATTACCAGCAACAACAAGATTGTTAGAAAATGTCGATGTAGCATCAGTTATACTGAGACGAGCAGTATTGTCTGTTTCAATAGCAACAGTACCGGCTGAAGAAAAATCAATATGATCATTTCCACTAGAACGACCAACAACCAATGCATCATTCTTTACAGAAGTAATTACTGTCTGTGCAGCATCAACATTAAGTGCGTTTGAAGAGTAACCAAGACCATCACCAGCAGCGTTTGAATTAATCATAGATCCTTCAACCGCATTTGCTTGAATAGTTACAGCACCGTTATTAGCTAAAGCAATGTCTCCACTAATAGCAGTTGCAGTAGGAACATTAGAAGCATTACCCATAAGTATTTGCCCAGCAGTAATGTCTGCTAGTTTACCATGACCAATAGCAGCGCCTCCATTGATTTTAGCATTTGTAATACCGCCATCTTTAAGTCTCAATGCATCAGAGTTGATTTCAACTGTAGAGTCATCAACACCTACTGCAAGAACACCAGAAGACGCAGCAAGACCATTACCAGCAACTGCAGTTATGATGTCAGAAATTGACTCTTTAGCAGTTGAATCAGCATCAGCGTCGTAAATAGCGACAAAGTCATTAGCGACGCTGACATCAGCAGCAGCCAAGTCATTGATATCTAACTGTAGATTATTAACAGCAGCAGAGCCATTATAAGAAGAAAAGTTAACACCACCATTGGTAGCCTTAGATAGTGAATTGAGATTAGAACCCAATGAAACACCAGAAATTGTAGTTGCGGAGAGTTTCGCGATTGGAATCTCACCATTGTCGATCTCTGCGACAATATTAGCAGCAGTAGTGTCGTCAACATCAGTTGCAACAAGACCGTCCTCAAATTTTGCGGAACCACTAAGAACAGCGGCCCCTAATTGAAATTTATAAGCCATAAAAAAATCCTCCAAGAAATTATAGCGAAAAGACCCTGTGGGTCTTCGATATTAAATAGTTAATCACAGTTGAAAAAGAATTTAGTAGATGAAGAATTTTGATGTTCCATCTGAGTAAATATTTACGGCAGCATGTGGACTTTCTAGTATAATAGAGGTTAAACCGTCAATAGTCTCGGCTCCTGTTGTCAAGATTGTAATATTATTTACATTGGCATTCCCAGCTTCATCTTTTACAGTAAAAAATTGTCCCGCTGAATACCCTGATGCAGCCGGCAATCTTATTTCTAAAGCTGCCGATGCAGATACACCTAGTATTCTAGCGCTTGTTGAAGCAGTAAGGGTATTTGTAACAGCGGTTCTAGAAAAGCCGGATCCTCCTGGTATTGTCACGGTAACATTGTTCCCATCATTTGTAGCCGTAACACCGCTTCCAACAAAATCAATAGAGGTCATAGTGGTAGTTATATTAGAGCCTTCATCTTTGGCAACAATATCGGATCCTCCACCGGCTGCACCTGCTTCAGTAATCAATGTTTTAGCTGTCTTTCCAATATATATAAATCCACGAGCATACCTAGGCACCGCAGTAGAAATAAAATCTTGAACAAAAA